TTCAACGGGTTGGCTGGTAAAGCGTTCGCACCCGTAACGCTCGCAGGTTGTCCCGTCTTGCTCGTAGCAGGATTCACACCACCTCTCGACGGGGTTGAAATGAAATCCCTCGACGCCGTAGGGGGTGGAGTCCGCTGGCTGTAATTCGCGGCAGTGGTCACAGAGCCACGGCTCGCGAGTTCCTATTGGTGGGGTTTCTTCGGTAGGCATAGTCGCCCTTTCATCCATAACGGCGGTGTTGCCGCTGGGATGATTCTGGCACACATCCGCGAGCGCGTCAAGTCACCTACACAGGCACCTCACAGGCGGCACCAAAGGGGGCGAGGGCGGCGGCAGGCCGGTGGCGGCGCACGCAGGGCGAGCCCAAACGACGCGGGCTCGCGAGGGGGATGGGGATGGGATGGGGGGATTTAGATGAGGTTGGCGCCGCTAGATGAGGTGGGCGCCACGCATTGGCATAGACCGAACCGATCGAAATGATGAGGCCGGAACCGCTAAATGCGAAACCCCCACCGCAAGGGTGGGGGCTAAGCATCAGGCTGTTGTTTGTATTATGGGCTCCATTACGGGGTCGCTCCTTCCTCGCTCGTCTCAGGTCGGGGGCAGTCATCGAACCAGCAAGATTCATCACCTTCCCAATTGCACACGCACTCACGGTCACGCTCGGTGTAGTCGGCGTGGCTGGCAGGGATGTCGTACTCGGTGCTGTCGGTCAGTTCGCCGTTGTAGAAGTCCATCGTGCCACCCCAGCCTTGCTCTTCCTGATAGTAGAAAGAGAACTCAAGTTCGGGGTACTCCTTGGCGCAATGCGTCACCCACTCGATAGGCGGGGACCACGGGCTCTCCCATTTCAAATCGAGCCATGAGTGCCCGTTGCCTCGCTCAAGCGTTACTGACGATTCGCAGGCGTCCCATTTGCAACCCCAATTGGCGATGTTCCAACTGTACCAATTTGTAGGACCGGTGTTGTAGGTCTCCTGTATGGCGGGGTCGGGGCTGTACCCGTGCGTAGTGAAGTACGCGTCGAGGTCTTCGGGGTGCTTGATGCCCCAATAAGAGAACTCGTTGTCACCGAGGGGGAAGGGCTCGTAACCGCCCTTGGCTTCGCCCATAGGCGGGGCAGTGATGACCTCGTAGAAATGTTGGAGGTCGCGCAGTTTGCCATCTACGCGCATTGTGTTATAGACCCAGTTCGGCATTATCGGGCCACGCTGTCTGCGATAAACTCGTCCATTTTGGATACGGGCAGGACATACGCATCGTCATCGTAAGTGTAGTCCGCTTCGCATTTGTAGCAGTAATCACCTGCGTCGGTACGATTAAGGACATAACTCATGCTTCGGCTGTCAACGACCTTTGACACACCAATATCGTCTGCGCAGTAAACGCAGACCGCTACTAACTCACTCATGCTCACTCCTTGTTAGGTGGTATCACCTAAGATACACACTTAACGCAAGCCTGTCAAGTCAAGTTTTAAAATTTCTTAGCCATCCATGTATTGCTACGGGATGACGAGGAAAGGGTACGCAATGCGTCGAGCCGAGCCTTGGCAGAGGCCACGCCCTCGCGACACGACATGAGGCTGTTCTGAGCCACGGCAGAGGCGAGCCGTTGGGCCTCAGTTTCGACGGTGGCAATGTCATCGGCGGTGGCCTCGGTAATCTTGCCCTCTGACTTGGCCTTTAACCTAGCCTTGGCGTAAGCGACCTTGAAAGCCGTTTCGGTCTCAGCGGCGTGCCGAGCAACAGAGATGAGGTTGGCGTTGAGTTCCTCTAACCGGTTGAGTTCTACCTTGATTCCAATTTCGATCTGGTAACTCGATAAGACCGTTTGAGTTTCATAGTTCATCTTGCTCGCGCTTCCTCTTGCGATAGTTGGCTTGTCTAATCTTTGCCCTGTCGTTGTATGCCTGCCTACATGGGTCGCACGCAACGTGATTAGGGTCTTTCTGCGTTTGGCGTCGGTGCCAGGCAAACCCCTTCTCGGTTCCGTGGATGACGGGCTTGCGGTCGGGGATGGGGTAGTCCCTCAGGACCGCGAGGGTGCGGCGTTCGAGGTAGTCTAAACCACCCCAAACGCCCCACGCCTCTGCGTTGGTAAGCGCATACTCCAAACAGTTCTCTGAGATAGGGCACTCGTCGCAGATTCGCTTAGCGATGCTGGTCGGTAGTGGTCGCTCGTCAAAGAACAGGTCGGTCTGCCCGATGCACTTAGCCGCGGTCCAGTCGGTCACTAGAACGGCAGTCCGGCTTCTCCCACTGCTCGCTCGCCACCCTTAGCAAATCGCAAGTCCTCGCCCACTGCGTCAGCGACGATAACAACTGCGCTTCTTTTCTGTCCGTTGGTCTCGAATCGCTCTTGGTTCAACTGCCCTACGACGATGACGCGCGTGCCCTTGGTCAAGGTGCTAGCGACGTTCTCCGCTAGGTCGCCCCACGCGGTGATGTCGTAGTACGAGGTGTACTCGGTCTCGCCACGCTTCTTGTTAACGGCGATCGAAAAGTTCGCCACTGCCTTGCCACTGCTGACAAACTTGAGTTCGGGGTCCTTCGTCAAGTTGCCGATGGCGGTTACTGATGTTTCCATGTTCTTCTCCTGTTTCTCTTGTGAGATTCTACTTGAACGAGGCGTAAAAGTCAATGAACTGCTCTAGAGTCATGACTACATACGCTTCCTTCACGTTCTTCTGTCGGCGCTTGATGATAGCCGCGCCGAACCGTACCTTTGCGTGCTTGGCTTCCAGCACTGCCTCGTCAATGAACTGAGCGAGGTCGATCTTCTTGGTGTTCTTGCACTCCAACGCAAACTCAGGCAGACCAATGAGGTCGCCCTTGTCTTCGCGGAGGCCGGCGCCATAACGACGCTCGACGTTGTACCCACGGGTCTGAAAGTAGGCCGCTACATCGCGCTCCCACTGCGAGCCCTTGGCCTTCTCCGGTGTGGTCATCGCATTGCCCCAAAGGTCAGGACCGTCACGATGCGGTCGTACCGCTTGTTCCAGCGTTGGTAGTGCTCGCACAGACGCACATGGGGCGCCTCATCGAACCAGCCAATGCGGTCTTTACAGACCTTACAGAAAGGGTTGCCCTCGGACTGCCAGCGCATGGGCGAACGATACAGAGCCGCCACAACACGGCAGACCTGTAGGTGCCACATCTTATTCATAAACGCTTACCACCACATGGCAGGGATCTTCCCCTCGGTCCCATGCTTCCATTTCTTCGTCACTGACAAAAGCAAAGCCATCGTGGGTGGCGCAGTAGGCAAAACTAATCCAGCCCTTCTCGATGCCAAAGTCAAACCATTCATCCCTATCCATTCTCACTCCTGTACAGGTCGAGGGCAATGATGCAGTACACGGCAAGGTCAAGCAGGCTGTCTTCGATCGATTCGTTCACCATTGTCGAGCCTTGGGCGGCGGACTGTAGGCGCTTCATCTTGTCGTTGGCACGCATCATGCAACCAACCCACGGGGCGACGCCAAAGTCCTGCGACATACGCACGTTGTAGTACGGGTCCGCAGGGCGTCCATAATCGGCCTGCTTCTTGTTGTGCATCGTGCGCATCTCTTCAAGGATGCCCTCAAAGCCGGTAAGCGGCGGAGTGATGGGCTTCGTGTACTGGTGCGTCCATTCCTTCCACGTGATGTTGCTCTTATCGTCCTTCACGGCGTTCCTTTCCTGCCGGATGCCGCGTTTGCGACTTCAGGCGCTTGTTCTCTTTGTCTAACATTCGGTTCATGGCGCGGAGTAAGTGCAACTCCATCGCCAGAGCGTTGAATTCAAATTCGTCAACCATCGTTATTCCTAACTAGTTCGTACTGCGTCATCTTACGTTGATTATTGCGACAGCGGTGAGACACCTCGATCGCTAGTGCTTCTGTTTCCTCGCCACACTTGGGGCATCGGAACAGCCTCATACCTTTAGCCACGGCTTCACTCCCTTCGTGAGTTCAAACGAAACTTCATGGTCGGTCATGTGCATGAACGCAAAGGTCAGGTCCCCCCAGCCACGCTCAGGGTTGGTCCTGCGCAGGCTAGAACGGATAGACATGAGGAACATGGCAGTATCCACCTCAAGGTCTGGGTGCGTGTACGCAGGGTCACGCAAAAGCATCTTCATGTGCCCCAGCATCACCCTTCCCTTGCGGGTGTTGGCACCCTTCTGGTCGAGGATGTGGATAAAGTTCTCCGCCATTGCTACGCCGAACTCACGCCAGTCGCAGTCAAGGGTACCGTAAAACTCATCAAGCCGGACACGCTCAAAGTGGGCGAATCGATCCCAGATAAGGCTATTGCCCTCTGTCTGGACCTTCCACAAGCGACCAGGCATCCCGTCATAGGGGATGAACTTCATGATGTCCGGTGCCCTGTTAACAGACAAAGCGCCTCGGCTATGGATGCGAGGGTTTACGGTCCAGTCAGTGGTCCATACCTGCTTGCTGTATGGGTCAACGTCACCGTCAATAAGCCACTTGTAGAACGCCATCGTTATGCCAACTTCTCCGGCACAGCCCCCCACCACGGCGTCTTACCGTGGTCAGGGGTGAACTTGGCGGTGCACTGCTGGCAGTGAACCACAAACTTGTTCTTGCCGGTGATGGTCAGCCACCAGTCATGCTCGTGAATCATGACAACTCCATGATGAGGCCGGCAGTCTCGGCATCGTCGAGGTCGGCAAGGCTGGTGAGGGTGCGACCCAGACGCTCTTCGAGGAACGCCTTACGAGCATCCGGCGTCGGGTGCTTCTCGGACAGCAGGCGCTTGAGTTCCTCCTGTGCGGTGCGAGCCGGACCACGCTGGACCTTCTCCATCTCCTGACGGGAAGGACGCTGACGCTTGCCCTCACGGGTGGTCTGGAAACCGAGGTTCGCGATGCACCTACCGAGGCTGGAGGTTTCTGCGTTCTCAAGCGCACTGGTCTGGTTCGGTCCACTGTTTCCGAACGACTCCTCGGCAAGTCCGGTAGACAGCAGAATGTCGCCATCGTAGGCATAGGACTTCACGATGAACTGCGTCTGCTTGCCGTTCCAGCCTTCGACGTTCAGTAGTTCCGTAAGAAGGCGCCCGTTGGGGTACTTCTCGTAGAACTGCTCGATGCGCTCGGCTACGTCAATGTAGTTGTCAAGGTCAAACTTAGCCATTGTTCTCGATCTCCTCATTGTCTAGGGTCATCTCGTATCCGGTGACAGCGAACGCCGTAGAGAAAGCCTCGGCAAAGTCAAAGGCTTCGTCTAACGGGAACACGCCGACAAGGATGCTCTTGTTCTCGTGGTCCTCAAGGAAGACGCCGCAGGTCTTGGCCTCTTCCCATTCGGGGGTCTTGGTGATTACGATGCTCAACTTGGAAGTAAAGCCTTCCATCTTGCAAACGGTAAATGATGACATCAGTTGTTCTCCTCAATGTTCGCAAAAGAATCTAGCACATGGATAATTCCAGGGCCATCCTCACTGCAGGTTGTTTTGAAGGCACAGTAAGCACACTGCCACGCACGGCCTTCGGGTGATAGTTGAATCTCGGTGCCCTCGTCATCAATTGCCCAACGGTCCGGCAACACGCCTTCGGCAAGGGTGTCGTAAATCTCAACCATACGGGTAAGTTCGGCCTGAGCGATCGGTTCCCACTCTTCACGGTCAATGTGGAACTCAGCGAGGAAGCGGTTGTAGCCCTCGATGCCCACCTTGTCAGCCTTCTGCTTCGAGAGAGCCTCAAAGCCAATGGAGCCCATGATAATCGTGTTGATGGTGATGCCACGTTCCTTCTCGATGCCGAGAGCGTTCATGCCAGCCTGCACGATGGCCTTCTGCGCCGGCCCCTCGGGGGTGCCCACGGTGCCACGCATACGGTTCCAGCCCACCTGCTTGTCAAACGAGTAGGTGCCCATGGTCTTCAACTCGAAGAGGACCCACTCACCGTCGACTTCAACGAGGGCGTCACACGAGCCGCTGATGACACTGCCGTGCTGTGAGGCAACCTCGAACTCAGCGTTCGGGTACACCTTCGAGATGGCCTCCTGTAGGGCTTCGTGGATGATGGTGCCAAGACCAGTCACCCATGCGCCAGACTCGTCCATGGGCTCAGTGGGGACCGCACCGATAGCGGCGTATCCCTGCTGGCGCATACAGCCATAGGCAGACGAGTAGCGAAGAGGCGTACCCTTAGCCGTGGGCTTCGGGACTTGCGCCTTCTCCAAAAGTTCAGCCGCCAACAGATGCGTCAGCGACGGTTCCAATACGTACCTCATACTCACTCCTTGTTTGTAGGTGAACTAACTCTACACCAGGAGTGTGACACTTGTCAAATCAGAAGCGGGCCACCGAATTCAGGAAGGTCGGACTCCTGCTTGATGGCGATGAGATTCGCCTTGACGTAAGAGATGTTGTGCTGTTGGTGGAACTGCGACGGGAAGTAGGTGATGAGCCGTGACGCTTGGAAGCGAACAGGGCTGTCGATGAACTTGTTCATGTTGGCATCGGTGTAGTACCAGAACGAGTTCTCGTTCCAGTAGGAGACATGGGTGGGGTCTTGGTAAGCGCCACGCCCGTCAGTCGAGGGCACGTTGATGAGCGCCATGCCACCGTGTACCAGCAGTTCGTAGAACCGTTCGATCGTGGCCTGCTTGTCCGGCAGGTGCTCGATGAAGTCGCTGGCACGGATGAGGCCCACCGGCTTGTCAGGCTTCCAGTCCATGAAGTCACCCACCCAGTCCACCCCAGGGCCGGCGTTCATGTCGATGCCGAAGTACCCCTCAGGCTTGCCGTGTGCGGCGCCGAGGTCAATGGCGAGGTAGTCGTTGTACTCGCACCACTTGAGCATGGCCTTTTCGATGTTCTGGTCGTACATCTGTACGGTCAACTCTTGGATGTTCTGGTTAACCTTCGGGATGCGCTGGGTATTGCCCTTGTGCATCCGCTGGTAGTACACAGCCCTGGAATCGAGCGAGCGAACAAACGGACCCACCTGATACAACTGCGTCATGATGTCTTGGTCATCAAGGATGGGGATGTCGGGGTTGTACCCGTTTGTCTTGCGGTACGCCTCGGCGTTGATGGCACGGTAGTGGTTCGGGGCGAACCAGATGTAGTTGAGGTTGTGCGGGTGAGGCGGGAAGATCAAAGCGGCATGAAAGCCGTTCTCTAGCGTGGCGTAGCGCCAGCCGTAGTCCTCACGGAAGAAATCGGTGTCAATTCCCCCATCGGCGGTCATCTGCGACGTGGCGCCGTAGTACAAGGATGCTTCAGGCATCCACTCGTGCTGTCGCTTGATGTCGGCCAACACCCCCTCTTCAAGGGTGTCATCGTGGTCCAACTCTAAATAGACATCACCGATGGGGGACTGCTCTAGCGCCCAACGCTTGTAGTACCCGACAGTCTTCTTCTTGTCGGGACAACGGTACACACGAACACGAGGGTCGTGGTTGAACTCTGTTACGTCACGGGCGGCGTTGTTGAGAACAATAATCCACTCCCACTCTTGGTTTGTCTGTGCCAGCAGGGAGTCGTAGGCCGCCTGTAGGTACTTGGGGTTGTGGGTGGGAGTGAATACTGTAATCACGATAGTTGTCTAATCCTTCTCATACGAGCTTCGACGCGACGTTGCTTGCGGCTCATGCCACCAAACATCCCCACACGAATATCGTTCTCGATCGCATACGTCAGGCACTCTTCCTTTACAGGGCACCCTTCGCACACTTGTCTGGCTACGTCATACTTGCTTGAATTCTGAGGCGTCCTGTCATCAGGAAAGAACAAGTTGGTGTCCATCCCTTTGCAAGCCGCCTGCTCAGTCCATTTCCTATTGCTCACATCATCTCCTTTGTGTTGCGTCTAACTATACAACATTTCCTGACACTTCGGACAGTAGAACCACCAGCGCCTTACAACGTTGTTGTCTAGCGTCGTGTGGTCGCACTCATTTACGGGCATCTCGTCAGAAATGCCACTTGCCTGAATATCCGTGCCTGCCGGCTCGGTGGCATCAAGCACCTTGATTGCATCGCAGGGATACTCCGTACCGCAATAAGCGCAGTAGTTGATGAACTTCTTGCACACGTGCTTATCCCGCAGGGCTTGGCGTTCGGCGGCGTTCATCGCCAGCACGCTACGTAAATGACGATGGCGCCCACCATGACGCCGAGGCTAAAGCCCATGATCCAGTCAGGCCAGTTCATCAGTTATCGATCTCCAACAAAATACGGCTGACGATCATGCCAAGAAAAAAAGCAAACCAAGGGTTCATAGCCCATACTTCTTTCGTAGAAACTTCTCTAGTGTAACGCCTTCGTAGCGTCGGCACAAGTAATCCAAGGATACAAACATCGGGTCGTAGGACCCGTCTCGGACTTCGTGCTTGACGATGATACCACGCCAGTGAGCGTTACCCTGCGGACCCTTGTAGTCCTCGTCGTGAAGGTAGCAGGCACCTGCGACAAGACCATGCTGGCTCTGGCCGGCAACGAACCGCAGGCCGTACATGAGGGTCTGCTGGTGGCCCATGGTGAAGGTGTGACCCACGTTCTTGAGGCGTGACTCGACGTTGCCACCGAGGGGCTTACCCGTCATGGGGTTGTAGAAGAAGTGGGCGTATGCCACACCGTCGAGCCAAAGAATCTCTCGGAAGGGGTGGGTCTGCCAGCCGGTGGTTTCGTAGTTGAGGTCAGAAAGAGAAATGACGCCCTCTAGTTGGGCGTCCATCTCAACTGCTCGGTTGATTCGATCTTCGTGATTACCCATGAGGATGTGGCGCTCAGGGTGCCAGCCTCGGTGCTTCGTGGCACGGCGGGTCTTGTTGAGTTCCTTCATGGGGGCATTGAGGATGGACCACGCAGAGTTGGCGGCATCAATATCAATGCGGTAACGGCGGCCTTCCATGGCCTTCTTGCCCTTGTCGTACATCGAGAGCGAAGGCATATCCGCATGGTCTCCCAAGTGGATAATCTTGACGGGTTCATCCTTGAACTTCTCAACGATGTACTCTCCGATCCAGGAGAGATGGTCCGTAGGGACGCCTAACTTGGCTTGGGTATCGGGAATGACAATGTGTGTGGCCATGTCCCACAGACTAGCACAAGTTGTGGGTAATTTGGTGGAACTAGGCCGCTAGCGACAAAGCCTTGCCGATTTCAGAAGGGGTCGTAGTGTAGAGGTCAGTCCAGTAACGGGCCGGTTTGAAACCAGCGTGTAGCAATGCTACGGCCACAAGCCCTGAGCAAATCCACGTTCCGTTCTTCCTGAAACAAAGCACGTCCCAGATAAACATATCCACGGCGCAACTGACGATGGACAAGAAGCCGTATTCAAGCCCCACCTGTGCGTTCAGATACTTGAGGAACAACTCACGATCTACCGTTGCCGGGAGCGGCACCACCTGGAAGGTGCCGCCCGGCGCAACCGAGTCAAGCGTGTGGGTGTTAGTTACCCCGTGCGCTTCGGCCTGAATCACCACCCAGTCGCCGTTGCTGTCTTGATGGGACAGCACGGCTACGTGGTTCCATTTCGAGAACTGGTTGGGTTCATCGTGTCGCTGTGCGAAACGGATGGACGCCGCAATTAGTCCCTTGCTGTGGCAGAGAACTACGTCACCGGCTTGCATCGAGGGCGTCCAGTCGTTTTTCAAGAGATTCTAGTCGAACTGAATGTTCCGTGTCAACCGCGCTCTCTAGGTTCTCATGAGACCATTTTGTAGCGTGCTG